TGTTTATAACGACTCAAGTATTACAGCGTTTGCTCCTGCGCCTAACTCTAGCCTGCCGTCTCCGACTTACTTCTCGAGTCTGAATGCTCCGGTCTTAGGCGATCTTGCACCTTCTGCTGCGCCTCCGACATTTTCGGCTACTTGCACGATGCCGACTGTAGGTCGAGTCACTACTGTCACATTGTTTTATACAAGTTCTGCGACTCCTTCTGCAACAGACTGGAAAGTCATCAGCTCTCAAATCCTGAGCAACGGATCGACATTTGCAAACTCAAGTACGGTTAAGTTCCAGAATTTACAGATAGCCGGTGGAACGTGGTACTTCGCTTTCTCGGTTTCCAACGAGTCAGCTAAGAGCGCACTGTCGGCTACGAGCGCAGCGTTTGTGTGGTCGCCCACAGGAATGGCAGGACCCACTGGCGCACAGGGCCCTACAGGAAGTCAAGGCCCGCAAGGAGATCCGGGTCCACAGGGTCCTACAGGTGGGTCTGGGCCTACAGGAAGTTCGGGGCTTGTAGGCATAGCTTTTATTAACGCGTACCTAGTTCAGTCGCAGACCGCATCAACACCTTCTTTCTCAACGCCGACCTCTGGATCGTCTGTGCCTGCTGGATGGTCGTCCACGGTTCCCGGTATCTCTATCGGTCAAGTACTCTGGTATCTACAGGGAAGATATAACGCCAACGCAGTGACGGTAGATGGAGTACCCGCTAATTCGACAGCGTGGACAGGACCTATAGCCGCTTCTGTGTTTCAGAGCATCCTTTCTGACAACTACAACGGTCCTATTCCTCCGACCTCTTCAAGTTATGGAACGGCAGGTTGGTATCTCGATAAGACCTCTGGTGGCTTATATGCGTCTGCTGCATATCTCAGAGGAGAGATTGCCTCTGGCACCGGAGCAAATCGGATCACGATCAACAACTCCAACAACCTTGAGATTCAGGGCTACTCATCTTCTGGAGGGTCTACTCCGTGGTTCTCGATGGGCGTATCTGGTTACGACACAAAGATCCTGAGTGTCAATGCTGTTAACTACCCTTATGCGGATTGTGCGGTTCAGTTCTTAGGTGGTAGGTTTGGTCAATTTACGCTCAAGATTCCCAATGGCGCAGGGTCTCCGTTAGTTAAGGGCGCGTATATAAGTTCTTATTTAGCCGAAGCGTTAGTGGTTGAAAAGACCAGTTCTGGCTCAAGTACGGCTGCCTCTACGTTTTCTAATGTCAATGGTTACGCTATAAGCATTACCAATGGCGGTATCGCTTCCAATGTTTACTACTTCCCGAATACCTCAGCAGGCTTCACGCAGATCCAAAACATCCCCAACAACACGACGACCTTTTTAAGAGGCGACGGTTCGTGGGCTTCAGGCGTTGCCGGACCTACGGGGCCGACGGGCCCGCAAGGTATACAAGGCGATCAGGGGATACAAGGAAATCCCGGACCTACTGGCCCGCAGGGTGCTACTGGCCCAGCATCAACGGTTCCCGGACCGACAGGCCCACAGGGCCCCACCGGCGCAGCGTCTACCGTTCCCGGCCCGACCGGCCCGCAGGGAGCAACAGGCCCGACGGGAGCTACGCCTTCGTTGCCCGACCCGTGGACAAACTCTATCGCTCTTGCTTCCGGTAAGACAGCCTCACTGAGAGGAACGACTTTCGCCGATAATTCGTGGGTTTTTACGAATGGTTCGGGTTCCTATGGGACGGTCGGATCTAATCTTGTTCTTTATACAAGCAGCGCCTCCCAGACGTGGACATTCAACTCCAACGGTAATGCTTATGCTGATGCTGGTTCGTGGGTAAACTCGTCAGACAGAAATGTCAAAGAGAACATCCAGAACTACAGTGGTGGACTTCAGAAGATCCTTGCCTTGCAACCCGTGAAATTCAATTACATCGGTCAGGCTGATCCACATCTCGGATTTATCGCTCAGGATGTCGAGTCAATCATTCCCGAAGTCGTCTCGTCCGTGGAGACACCTAAAGGTCAGCGGTTAGGCCTTGCAATGACTGAGATGATTGCCGTGCTTACTAACGCCGTAAAAGAGCTTGAGGCAAGGATTGCGTCGCTAGAGCAAAAGCCGTAGAATCAAGAAAAGACAAGACAGCCATCGTTCTGCTGGGAGTGCCTAGCGAACGTCAATCTTACCGAGCGAGGGAATATGGCTATTCTTTACTGGCTTCATCGTCACGATGAGCTAAATATGTTTGAAAGTGGTTACATAGGCGTAACCAAAGATCTTGCTGCGAGAATGCGTTCTCATAAGCATAAATTCAAGAAAATATGGGAGCAACTTAAGCTAACCATTCTTGTGATCGGATCTTCTGATTACTTATTTGACCTCGAAAAAAAATTACGACCACAAAAAAGAATTGGCCTGAATTTGGCTAGAGGCGGCTTCGGAAACAATCAAATGATTGGCGAAGAAAATCCAAATTGGGGCAAGAAAGGAAAATTAGCTCCTCGTTTTCAAGGATGGTATATAACGCCGCTCGGTAGATTTGAGTCGCCAGAAGAAGCCGCAAAAATTCATGGCGTTAATAAAACAACTATCAGTAGAAGATGTAGGGGTCGAATCGTTAACGGCGTAAAATTGCAGCCTCATGCCGGATACGCATTTGAGCGGAAAGGCTGGGTAAAAGCATAGCTATTTTTAATCGCAATACGCTGACACAGGTCAGCGGGTTCAACAATCAGATTATTGCTGGTGAGCTGGTATACAACCAGAAAACTTACTGGAATCTTACGCTCAACAATGAATCGGGTTCGCCATTCAACCTAACCGGCGCAACCATCACAAGTCAGATCATCCGCAGACAGCTCTCAAACGTCAGAGACTCCAGATACGGCCTGACATTCGATATTTCCGATTACACGCCACCCCCCAGTCCAGTAAACCTTACGATCACGAATCAGAATCTGTCTGGTGGATCGTTTACTCTCGTCATAGATGAAGCCGCGTGGTCGGTGCTGTCAACAGATGTACAACTAGACATTAACGCTAACAACCCTGTCGGTTTTTCTGGGAACATCACGATAGCGATCCCTGCTAGCGGATCTACGCCTGCTCAAGACCTGATTGTCTTTTTGTTGTTCCTCGTCAGATCCAACGGGGTGACAAATTGAGCGACGTCAACCTAACCATCACTGGCGGCACACAGGTAACGCTTGTCGTCGATCAGGGCGTTATCGGCCCGACAGGCCCTGCGGGTGCAGGGACAGACATTCCTGTCTCCAATGCTGGCACACAGATTACGTCAGGACTCACATCGCTTAACATCACGGGCCCCGGTGCTACAGCGACAGCAGTCGGTGGTGATGTCACAGTCACGATTATTGGCGGGGGAGCCACGGGCCCGACCGGCGCTCAAGGCCCCACAGGACCCACCGGAAGTCAGGGTGATATTGGCCCTACTGGCGCTGCATCTACCGTCCCCGGCCCCACAGGACCACAAGGTGTTACAGGACCCACAGGCCCTGCTTCTACAGTAGCCGGACCCACTGGTCCTACAGGCGCAGCATCCACTGTAGCCGGTCCTACAGGCCCCACAGGAGCCGCATCTACGGTGGCTGGACCTACGGGCCCCACTGGTGAGACTGGACCCACAGGAGCCGGTTCTACAGGCCCGACAGGACCCACGGGTCCCGCGGGAACCGGGACAAACATTGCTGTCTCGGATGAGGGCTCAGTCCTAACCACTGGAGTCACATCCTTCAACTTTGTTGGCTTAGGTGTCGCTGCAACGGCTGTAGGCGATGCGGTCACTGTCACTATTCCCGGCGGTGGATTCGGAGCCACCGGCCCCACAGGCCCCACAGGCCCGCAAGGCGATATTGGACCGACCGGCAGTCAGGGTCCCACGGGTGCTCAAGGAAACATCGGTCCAACGGGTCCTCAGGGTGACATTGGCCCAACCGGCGCTCAAGGTCCAACAGGTGCTCAAGGTCCGACCGGCCCCACCGGTGCTCAAGGCGACATCGGGCCCACAGGTCCTGCATCTACGGTAGCGGGTCCAACCGGACCGACCGGAGCGGCTTCTACGGTAGCTGGGCCAACCGGACCTACTGGTGCAGCCTCTACTGTCGCGGGTCCTACGGGGCCCACCGGGGCGGCTTCAACGGTTCCCGGACCAACAGGTCCCACTGGAGCTGCGTCTACTGTGGCAGGTCCAACGGGTCCCACGGGTGCGGCTTCGACCGTAGCAGGCCCAACAGGCCCTACAGGGGCGGCTTCTACAGTCCCCGGTCCTACGGGAGCCACGGGCCCGACAGGACCTTCTGGCACAGGCACCAATATCTCGGTCTCAGATGATGGCACCCTACTAACGTCTGGTGTAACTTCTTTTGACTTTGTTGGTGCTGGTGTAACGGCAACCGCAGTAGGAACCGCAGTCACGGTAACGATCAGCGGAGGTGGAGGTGGTGGCGGTACGGGTTACGCCACTTATACTTACACGGGCAACGGTTCTACGACGACCTTTGCAGTAACGAGTGGCATTACGGTTAATAACGTCCTCGTGATGGAGAACGGTGTTGTACAAGAACCTACGCAGGATTACACGGTCTCTGGCTCTAATGTCGTCTTTACGACTGCCCCTGCCAATGGTGTTGAGATTCAGATCCGTGTGTTAGGCGGTGGTGGTGGATCTGGTGTTATTGCGGAGAATCAGCAAACGATTTCAAGCAATTATTCGGTAACTTCGGCATATAACGGCATGAGCGTTGGCCCTGTCACGATTAACACAGGGGTTGCTGTAACGGTAGGTACAGACCAGCGTTGGTTGATTTTTAGCTAAGGATTAGATATGAGCAACTTAAAAGTTCAGGGTAACGCTTCTGGCGCTGGTACGCAGACCCTGCAAAGCGCGAATACATCTAGCAGTGTTACGGCAACGCTTCCAGATCTGTCTAGCAACTTTTCGTTAGGGTTTCTAAACGTACCGGTAAGCTCAACGACGACAACACTTGTTGTTGCTGATGTCGGCAAAGTAGTTTCGTTATCTGCCGGAATTACGATCCCTGATGCGACGTTTTCTGCCGGTGATGCCGTTTCTCTTTACAACAACACCAGCGGGAACTTAACAATCACTTGCTCAATTACAACGGCTTACATAGCAGGAACAGATAGTGATAAAGCGACGATGACACTAGCTACGAGAGGTGTTGCGACTATCTTGTTTATTAGCGGAACAGTTTGTGTCGTTACCGGAAGCGTGACATGACAGGCATTCTCAATATGCTTTTGGGTGGTGCTGCTAAGAAGTTCACCATCATCCAAACCTTCACAGCAACTCAAGATTGGACTCCACCTACTGGGGTGACTGAGGTTGAGTATTTAGTAGTCGCTGGCGGTGGTGGTGGTGCTGCAAATTATGGGGCTGGCGGTGCAGGAGGGTTCAGAACTGGAACAGGACTTCCTGTTTCCTCTAGCACTACTTACACCATTACCGTAGGAGGTGGAGGGAATGGGTCTGCTGCCAGCTCTGGCGCTTCTGGAGCCAAAGGTAATGATTCGATATTTTCAACAATTACTTCGACAGGCGGTGGTGGTGGCGGTGCAACATCTCCGACTATAAATGGTGGGTCTGGAGGCGGCGCTCAATATTCAGCTCCATTTACAGGAGGCACTGGTAACACGCCCAACACATCCCCTAGTCAAGGCAACAACGGTGGTGACGCTACTGGAGGTGCGCCTGGATACGGTGGCGGAGGAGGTGGAGGTGCTGGAGGTAACGGTTCTAACGGCACTTCAACCGCAGGAGGTAACGGCGGTATAGGGATTCAGGGACCGTCGTTTGCGTCAAATTCTGGTGGCGCTGGCCCTGGTGGTTCTCCCTCAACAGGTTATTACTCAGGAGGCGGCGGCGGTGCTGCTGAAGGCACCAGAACTCAAGGAACAGGTGGATATGGCGGCGGTGGAGATGCTGGCGCTTCAGGCGGAAACAACGCAGGAGCAGCAGGAACGGCTACAAGCGGCGGTGGCGGTGGGGCTGGTCACTACCAAACAGGCTATGCCGCAGGCGGCAACGGCGGCTCCGGCATTGTCATTCTGAAGTATCAAGCACCATCTCAATCCGTATTCGTATTCAAAGGGTCAGGACAATGGACTTGTCCGACAGGCGTGACTAGCATTGACTATTTGATCGTTGCTGGTGGTGGTGGAGGTGGTTTTGATGCTGGTGGCGGTGGTGGTGGCGGAGGTTACAGGACGGGAACAGGATTAACGGTAACCGCTGGAACCGCTTACACAATCACTATTGGGGCGGCAGGAACAGCGTCAACAAGCGCATCTGTAAGAGGCGGGAGTGGCGGTGATTCATCTATTGCTGGCTCACCAATTACTGAAAGTCCAACTGGCGCTGGGACTAACACCATCAAAGCATATGGTGGCGGCGGTGGTGGCTCATCTGCCACAACAAGAACAGGTATTAACGGCGGTGCAGGTGGAGGAGGTTCTGGTAATAATGCTGGAGGGTCTGGAAACACACCTTCAACAAGCCCACCTCAAGGAAACGCATCGCAAGGAAGCGCTGGTGGAACAGGATTTTCCGATAACGCCACATATGGAGTTGGTGGTGGCGGTGGTGGAGGTGGTGCCTCTGGGGGAACAGGTTCCAACGCAACAAGCAGCGGAGGCGGTAACGGCGGGGCTGGTACTACCGTCAGCGCATCCTTGGGTGGCGGCTCTTATTCTGGCGGCGGCGGTGGGTCAGGCGATTCAAGAGCCGGAACAAAAACCAATGGCAGTGGAGGCACAGGCGGTGGTGGTGCTGGTGCTTATTCAGGGGCTGCGGTTTCAGGAACGACTAATACTGGTGGTGGCGGTGGTGGCGGTGGTGTAGGCGCAACAACATCAGGCGCAGGTGGTTCAGGTATCGTCATCATCAAGATCAATCAATAAGAGGTCAAATGGAAAACACGAAGGTCTACAGGTTCCTCGGCATTGATACGGCGATGCACATGCTTCGCCCTGGTGCTAAGTGGGAAATCACAAACAATCAATTCACACGCTGGGATGATCCACGCCCCTGTCCGAGTATGGATGAGGTTTACTGGGTGATGGACAAGATCAAGGAGTTTGAAGAGTCAATTCCTACGATGTGGTTGCCAGAGCAGTTAGAGGAAATGGGTATCAAGATGAAAGAGATTGAAGATGCAATTGCATAACCTATTCCCCACAGCGGTAGGTTTTGCCGATCTCGGTCGCCCGTTAAGCGATGAGGAGTTGTTTTTCATTCGTGAGCTTGAGACCAGACCGAATATGGGTAACACGACAAGCACGGATAACTTCGTGCTTCGCAATCCGGCGATGACAAGCCTACGCTCATTCATTGAAGATAGCGTTGCTGAGTATTTCAAAGCCACGATCAACCCTAAGCACAATGTAAGCCTACGCATTACACAAAGCTGGTGCAATTACTCAGAGCAAGGTCAGTACCACCACAAGCACGCACATCCCAATTCGTATATCTCAGGCGTGTTTTATGTGCAGACCAATCCTAATGACCGAATCTATTTCTACAAAGACGGTTGGCAGCAGATCAAGTTTCCGCCAGATCAGTGGAATCCTTATAACTCGGAATCATGGTGGTTTGAGGCTTATGCCGGAAGATTGATTCTGTTTCCCTCATCTTTAACGCATATGGTTCCTAATGTGCAGGGTGAAACAACCCGCATATCTTTATCGTTTAATACCTTCCCTGTTGGTACGGTTGGGGAAGAGATGGACTTAACCGGATTGAAACTGGAGGCGTGATGGCTCACTACGCAAAAATCGACGAAAACAATGTTGTTACACAAGTGATCGTTGTAGACAACAAAGACACGGCTGATGCTTTCGGCGTGGAGAAGGAATACATCGGCGCAGCCTTCTGTGAGCGTTTGCTCGGTGGAACGTGGAAGCAGACCAGCTACAACGGCAACTTCCGCAAGAACTACGCAGGCATCGGCTACACCTACGATCCCCAACGAGAGGCTTTTATCCCACCAAAACCAACACCAGACGCAGTATTAGACGAAGCAACTTGCCAGTGGATTGTTCCTAGCGATTCTGTAGGCGCAGATTCTATATAAAACAATGGATACACGACATGAAAATATGCGTATACGCAATATCAAAAAACGAAGAGCAGTTTGTAAAAAGATTTTGTGATTCAGCTAAGGACGCTAATCTGATTCTGATCGCTGACACAGGATCTACAGACAACACAGCAAGCCTAGCCAGAGAATGCGGCGCTACGGTCTACGACATCTCTGTTAAGCCGTGGCGTTTCGATATGGCAAGGGATACGGCTTTATGTCTCATCCCCGGCGACTACGATGTTTGTGTCTCCTTAGACCTCGATGAGGTTCTTGAGCCGGGATGGCGCGAGGAAATAGAAAGGGTCTGGACTCTAGAAACCACTCGGCTTAGATACAAGTTCGACTGGGGGCAAAACATCCTCTTTTACTACGAGAAGATCCATCATCGGCAGGGCTACCACTGGCACCACCCGGTTCATGAGTACCCGAGGCCCGATCAGAGAACTAAAGAAGTCTATGCCCAAACAGACATGCTTCTTGTTTCTCACCATCCCGATCCCACTAAGTCACGAGGGCAGTATCTAGACCTGCTCAGGATGGCCGTCAAAGAGGATCCTAGGTGCCCTAGAAACGCTTTCTACTTCGCCCGTGAGCTTACCTTCTACCATCTCTGGGATGAGGCTATAGACGCTTTAAAGACGTATCTGAACATGCCAGAAGCGACGTGGCCGAACGAGCGATGTTATGCGATGCGACTGTTAGGCAAGGCCTATGACCACAAACTCAACGGCTGGGAAGCTCTGAAGTGGTTTCGGATGTCCATAGCCGAGGCTCCGGGAACTCGAGAGCCGTGGGTGGACGCTGCGATGTCCTACTACACGAAGTCGATGTGGAGAGAGTGTTATCACGCAGCGACGATGGCTTTAGAAATAAAAGATAAAGAGCTTGTCTATACTTGTGACCCCGAGGTGTGGGGATTCAAGCCACATGACTTAGCAGCGATTTCTGCTTACAATTTAGGCTACACAGACGAAGCCATACGACACGGAGCCGAGGCAGTCAGACTGTCTCCTAATGATGAACGGCTGATTAGGAATCTCGACTACTATGGAAAGTCAAAATCTGATTAACGGTCTCTTCGGTGTTTTGTGCGCCGTGGCTGGTTGGTTCTTTCGTGTTCTGTGGGAAGCCCAGAAAGATCTGCAAAAGGATCTAGGTGAGTTGGAAAAGGGTCTGCCCCATACTTATGTATTAAAGTCTGATTATCAGCAAGACATTACCGAGATCAAGATCATGTTAAGCAGGATCTTTGACAAGCTCGATGCCAAAGTTGATAAATAATGGCGTGGTCAGATGTTCTCAAAGCAGTGATACCTATCGTAGTGGCTGCGCTTGCGTGGCTGCTCGGTCAGGTTGCATCTTTCTCTGAACGTCTTACAAAGATTGAAGGCCAGATGCCCGCGTTGATTACCAAAGAAGGAACGCCCACTGATAGTCCAATTAGTGCCGAGCGCAGGCAGATTCAGAAAGAACAACTCATGCAGCATATCAAAGAGCTACAAGTCAAAGTAAGGCTTCTTGAGGAACGGGAGCGTCTAAAAGGGAGTAAATAGTGTTATCTCTACTTTCGACCCTCGGCGGTCTTTTAATTTCCGGCCTCCCCAAACTTCTTGACTACTTTCAAAACAAAGCCGATCAGGCGCACGAGCTTGAGCTTGCAAGAGTTCAGTCCGAGCGTGAGCTTGCCTTAGCGAAAGAAGGCTTTCTTGCTCAACAGAGAATCGAGGAAATAAGAACCGATCAGATAGCAATGCAGACCGATGCACAAATGACTGTGGCTGCGCTGGATCATGACAAACAGATCATTGAGAAGTCGAGCAAGTGGGTTGTTAATTACATTGGCACAGTCAGACCCAACGTCACTTATCTGCTGATTCTTGAGCTTATCGCGGTGAATGCGGTTCTTGCTTACTACGTCTGGAATCATCCCCATTTAGTTCAGTCGATGGAGGATCTCATCAAGGTCGCGGAGATCATCTTTAGTGATGATGAAATGGCAATGCTAGGCGGCATCATAGGCTTTTGGTTTGGGTCGCGCAGCTGGAAGAAATGAAAACAGGGCAAGCTGGCATCGACTTAATGCACAGGTTTGAGGGATGCCGTCTAAGGCCTTATTTATGCCCTGCAAGCCTCTGGACGGTGGGATACGGTCATGTCCTATATCAAGATCAGATAAGGCTCCCTAATGAGCGTAAAAACGGCTACGCAGGCATTCTTAGGAAGGAATACGCACTTAGCCCCGGCGATAGTAGAGACTGGCCGAAAGCGGAGGTCGATAGCCTTTTTGAGAGCGATCTCCAATATTTTGAACGCGGTGTTCTTAGAATGTCTCCTAATCTGGCTAGCAGTCAGTCACGCTTTGACGCTGTGGTCAGTTTTGCTTACAACGCTGGATTAGGAAATTACCAGCGATCTACGATCAGAATGAAGAATGACCGCGGCGATTACGAGGGAGCCGCTAAGGCTTTTATGATGTGGACAAAGGGAGGCGGAAAAGTTCTTCCCGGTCTGGTTAAGCGTCGCGTCGCTGAATCTTCTCTTTATGCAAGCGGGTGAGGGCTTCTTTCACCATCTCACCCACTGCTTCCCCGTGGTGTTTTGCGATCTTTTCTATCAGCGGTAGCCGAGCCGCACGAGGCTTCGATAAAAGCCAGTTAGCCCAGTCCGCAACGACATACGGCATAGCAGCCTCATAAGCCTGCGTAATCTCCGATCGATCACTGGACTTCACCGACTTGATGATCTCCAGCCATTGACCACGCTCTAAAAGCTCGGTGCTTTTCAATGGTGTCTGGGCACTCTGTGGAGGGTGGTCTCCAGCCGTGTTCTCGCCAGATCTCCTCAACAGGTCTGAAGGTTCGTGGGGATCGTTGGCTTTCAATCAATTCCTTCCAGTGCATAGTCGCTCCATTAAATTATCCACTTCAGTTAGAAAATTAACAACGTCCGTTTCAAGACTTTTAATGTCCTCCTCAGACGGCTCAAAACGCACTACAAAGAGCTGTAGTCTTTCGGGCAGTCTAGGATCAAAGGAAACGAAATCGACCCATCTACGGCCCGTACAAGCCATCTGTGCAAGCATCTGATTCTTGTAGGTTGTAGGTACTTCGCCCGAGGTCAGATAAGAGATGTGCGTCGAAGTTTTGGGGCACTTTATTTCGATGAGCCCGTCACCAACAAGACCATCAGGCGATGCTGAAAAGTTATGGATCGTCGGATGATCGACGATAGCAATCTGCTCCACCCACCTTTCGGTTCGTATCTGATATGCAGCTCTTGCAAGTGGCTCATTCAGTGTTCCCCACTCCATATAAGAGTTTGTAAATGTTTCGGCTACCGTTCCTGTGAGTCGTTCCGCGATGATGTCTGCGATGTAGTTCGCTCTGGTAGCCGTTCCCTTTTTAGACCTTGCATCTGAGACACGGGAAGCTGTCACCTTCCCTAGTCTTGCAAGCCTCCACTCCTCTGTTCCCTGTTCCATCAGAATGCGGGCTCTTCAGACTTATTTTTTTGCCCGAGCATTTGCATGATGTCCGCTACGATCTCAGTCGTATACCTGTCAATACCTTGTTTGTCTGTCCACTTCCGAGTCTGTAAACGTCCCTCTATGTAGATAGGCTTTCCCTTATCAATGTACTTCTCGATGATCTCTGCCAGCTTCCCGTAGGCGACAACACGATGCCATTCTGTTTCTTCTTGCTGCTCGCCTTGTTTGTTCTTCCAGCGGTTTGTGGTTGCCAGACTTAAAGTCGCTACGGCTGAACCTGACTCTGTGTAACGGCACTCAGGGTCTTTGCCTACGTTACCAATCAACATAACTTTATTTAGTGATGACATCTAAGATTCCTCGTTCAAATAACAATCCAATCGTCTTTCTGTGTGCTTCTTCCCACGCTTGTCTTTTCTCTTCTTTGCCTGCACCTCCTTGATCTATTTGCATGTGACACCGATAACATAAAGCCGCGACCCGAAAGTCATGTGCCTTGATGCCGGTTCCTTTACCGTCTTTTTGTTGATTAGAGTGAGCGGCGACAACTGTTCCATCCTCGACACCACAAAGACCACAGGGAAGATCTCTGCAAGCCTCTAGGAGTTTCTTAGACCGCCAGTTCATTGCGTGTTCCTAATGTCGGCTCGCATGTTTGCCTGCTCAGACCTCCAAATCTCGATCCTTGCTTGCGCTGCAATTAGATCCCACCGTAACTTCTCTTCGATCTGCACAGCAGCCTCTAATGCTTTTAGAAGTTCAAGATACTCCGGGTGAGCGTAAGCATCCCTTTCCTGAGCGCCTAAAGCGTTCTCAAGACTAGCCTTCATGAGAATGGCCTTCTTAGACTTCCTAAACTCCTCGAGATAAACGCGTTGGGCTTTGGCATCGGCGAATTGACGAGCATGTTTAAGGATGTAATCAACGGCTTTGTGCGGGTCTTTCATACGGCTATGAATTGATGAATAGGAATATGAACACAAGGAACAACATCATCGGGATCTTCTCTGTCTGTGCGGCCACCGGGCTTGATTGTGTAACCGGGGCGAAACGTCCAATATTTCATTGTGTCTGACCACTGGACGACTAAAAGTGCAAGTCGTTGAGAGGCGTTTTGTATGTTGATGCCAGCCTCAAACTTCGCAAAGTCCAACATGTAGGTGTTGTAGTCCGTTGACTTACAAGTTCTCGTTTTGACTTCGATCCATCTCACGAGCTGACCGTTTTGATAAGCAGCGAAGTCCATTTGGTAGAACTTAGGAAGCCTGTAGATGTCGTAGTGAAAATGATCGGCAAATGCTTGTGCAGCCGCTAGCTCTCGCTTTCTATCAAGTTCTGTTTCGTAAACGGGTCTCACAGTCCTAGCTCCTTCTTGCGTTTGTCTTTGGCTGCTTCGATTTGTTTCACAAGGTCAGGTGACTTTTTGTGCTTAACAAAAACCTCCTCATAAACCTTCCTAAGATTGTCTTTGTTAGCGCTGCCAATCTTCTCAAGATCCTTGTCGAAGTTGGATTCAGACACTACTTCGTGAGTCTGATTCTCACTGTCGTTATCGCCCTCTGTTGGAATGCAAAAGGCCTGCATAAGAGCGTATTTGTAAGCCGCTGACATTGCTTTGTTAGTTGCCTTATCACCTGAGTCCATAGCCTCGCCAATCGTCGATATAACGTGGCTAGAGCCATCTTCGCCGGAGACTAAAGCGAACTCCATTGAGACCGTGACATAGAACAAAGCAGTGCCAGATTTATTGACACGCTCGACAACCTGACGGTCTGTAACGCGAGGAAGGATGCACAGTTTATGCTCCGCAAGGATAGGAGCCATTGCGTTATAGACATCGTCAATACCGCGGAACTGGTATCTCTGCGCTTCGTTGGTTCTCTGTTTGGCAATCCCTGCTTTAGAGATCGCGCTCATCACTTTGCTTATTGCTTCGTAAACTTTCTGCATATCGTTTTATCCTGTAAAAACGTTCTATCTTATGAAGAGGAACATCATCGTCCCATACAAAATCCCAAAAACTATCGCTGTCAGCCAGTCTTTCAGCAAGCTCATCTTCTTCTCTTTCTCTGTCGTGTTCATATAGCAT